CCTTTGCACTTACCCAGGCTGTTTTTCATCCTCTGGATGTTCTCTTGCGTATTTTTCAGCCGCCAACTTACTCATGTAGCAGTTGTAGCACAATAGCTTCCCAATCATAGCGGCAGTCAGTCGTTCAACCCTCTCTTCTGAACACCCCTGGCAGCACCCACCAAGCTTCTGCACCATTTGTCTCTTGTATTTCAGGGTATATTTGTTCGTGTATGGCTTCTTATTGCAGTTGTAGCAGGTAATTTGATGTTCCGCACTTTGCACGATATTGTCGTACAAAAAATTGATGCTCCCATTGATAGTTAGTTTGGTGTAATCGTCTTCTCCACACTTGGCACAAGCATTACCATAAGCCCATATTACCGCGCTTCGCCTCATACGGTATCGATTGCGTTGTTTGATGCTGTATTTAGAATCACGACTGTGGTATTCGCTGTCCTTTATTTTTCGGCAACTTTTACAGATGTAGTAGCCTATTTTTCTGTCGCTTTCACCCCAATTTTGTGTGGTTAGCAAAATGCCACATTTGAGGCACTCCTTTTTATTGCGTTTTTTCGTGGAAGCCATGCTACTGGATATGTCCTTATTTTAGCATGCCAGCACTGAACGTTGAAGATAAAGAGCTTTTCGACAAGCTCAAAAAGCAGTTGATGATGATGGATCCTGTTGTTTTTGCGGAGACGTATCTTACGCTCGATGGCAAGCCATTCACGCTCCACAAAAATGGCTATAAACCTTTCAGCGATATCTACCGCTACATCGGCATCAAAGCCCTAGAACCGAATGCTAAGCCGGTCATTATGGTCAAAGGCCGTCAGGTCGGAGCTACCACTATGGCTAGCGCCCTTGAAATGTATTTCATGGGTTGTGGCATGTTTGGCACCAGCGATAGGCCCCCTATTCGTGTTATCCATACTTTCCCTCAATTGGAGTTGGCCGCCGCTTACTCCAAAACCAAACTTGGACAAATGATTTCTCAATCCAAGATCCCAGAGGGCTCCAAAGAGACTAAGGGCTCCCGTCCTAAGTCTTACATGCAACAGCTACTGGATCAGTCCACAGCCACCAACGACTCATTGCACTTCAAGCAGTTTATAGGCGGAAACCACTTGTGGATTGAGTCCACTGGCATCGATGCTGACCGTATTATGGGTCGTACTGCCGACATCATTTTCTTCGATGAGGTGCAGAAGACAACAGGACAAGCCATTGGAAATGCCCTCAAGATTTTGACCACTGCTAAGTATGGTCAACCTTCTAAGGGTGTCCGTGTTTTTTTCGGAACACCAAGGCGTAAGGGGTCTGACTTCCATAAGATGTGGCAAACGTCTTCTCAGCAGTATTATCACCTGGGATGCGAAAACTGCCGGAAACACTTTCCGCTTTACACTCCTGGCTCGGATGATTGGGAGAAGGTATGGATACACGGCTTCATTGTTAAGTGCACGCATTGCGGACACGAGCAGAACAAACTAGAAGCGGCCGAACGCGGCAAGTGGGTGGGCCTCAAAAATCCTGATGATCGCGATTGTGAGATGATTGGTTTTCATATCAACCAACTATACATGCCGATGTTCAGCCGAGAGGATATCGAAAAAGAAAAGCCTGGCAAGCACCCTATCAACACAGAGCGTGTATTCATGAACGAAGTGTTGGGCGAGTTCTTCCAAGGAGACTCCAGCCCTATTACTCCCGAAGAGATACGAGAGCATTGTGCCGACACCGAAAGAAAGTTCAGTCCCCGCATTGATCGTCCTAAGGATCTGGGACAACAATTTGCGCTGTTGGGGATTGACTATGGTGCACGCGCAGATTTGGAACAGCTGGCCGATCCTGACAGAGTAAAACCGCAGGGTCAGTCCTATAGCACGGCGGTAGTGCTTCTAACCAAGGGACCAGGCCTTTTGTCCATCGAATTTGCTACCAAGTTCAAGCGCAACGATATGGAAAGCAAAAGGGGCATCATCGATCAGCTGATGCGACAATACAACATCGATTTGGCAGTGGGAGATATTGGCTACTCCAATGACTTCTCTTACGTGATGCACCAAGCCTATGGCGATAAGTATTTGGTCTCCCGCGCCCACAACAAAGTCAATGACAATGTCAAGTTCAATGCAGACGCCTTTCCCAAGGAGATCATTTTTGAGAGGGACTTTTACATCGGGGAGATGTATGAGCAGATGAAGAAGGGGATGATCAGGTTTCCATATGGGGACTACGAAAGGGTAGCTTGGTTGATTGAACACTGTTGCAGTATGGAGCTAAAGCCATCTATTTCTCAATATGGCGATCACAGTATCCATTACGTCAAGGGAGGCACACCAAATGACGGTTTCATGGCCCTACTGAACGCCTACCTGGCTTACAAGTTCATTATCAGTCGAGGCTTCACAAACAATAACCCTCTATTGCAGACTAGCAAGAATGCCAACAAGCCAATGGTATTATCCGGATATGTCCGCAGGAAGCTCTAACACCTGATATATCATCCTTAGAGCATATAGGGGTGTGGTGGAGCCGGCATAGTGGAATAGAGGCATAATGGCCATCAAAAAATCAGGTCTGGGGGACTCCCCATCCTTCTCAGCAAAGTTCTTGGCAAGTAAAGACAATACCCCGCAAATAAGCGCTATCATGGCCCAGGGTGTGTCCCAGGAGAGAAGAGTCATTCTTTCTGACGAAGTGGATCAAGGTTTTTTCCGAGATGGCACAGGCCCCAGCTATAACAATATAGCAGGCGAATATGCCTCCACAGATAATGCCCGTGTGGTGTCCTCTGTGGGACTGAAGAAGTTCAGCCAGGTCGTTAGTGGCGGAAGCATAGGCGGTATGTTTAGAGGTGTGCATGGCGACTCCGTCAAGCAGACGCCAGAAGTCTATTCACCACTTTGGCTCAACAGCAACCTAAATCTTCCCCGAGACCGAGCCACCATCAACGCTTGGTGTCGCAGCTTTTTCGCCCTCAATCCATTCGTGCACAACGCTGTCAGTTTGCACAGCACTTATCCAATCAGCAAACTATCCATCAAGTGCCCCAACAAGGATATTGAGAAGTTCTTCAATGACATGATTGAGGAAATCGATTTGATGAACATCTGCATCCAAATCGCACAGGAATACTGGCTGTTGGGTGAGGCCTTCGTGTATACGGAATTGGACGAAAGTAAAGGTAAGTGGAGTCGCGTTCATATTCAGAACCCAGACTTCATGATTGTCAAGAGAACCGTAGTGGCCAGCGAACCCATCATCATGTTGCGTCCAGATGAGAACCTCAAGAAGATCATCTTTTCCAATCGTCCCACGGATATTGAGCAGCGCAAGCAACTCAATCAACACATCATTGATGCCGTTAGACGCGGAGAAAACATCCCGCTGGACAATTTCCATGTCTCGCATTTGGCTCGTAGGATTAGCCCTTACGAAATCAGAGGAACAGGTCTGCCTGTTTGTATCTTCCGTCAGCTCATGCTTTTCGACAAGCTTTATGAGAGCAAGTATGCGCAGGCCGACAACATGGTCAATCCTACCACCGTTGTCAAGATCGGATCTGCCGATTACAAGCCAACCTTTGCTGACTTGGAAGCTTGGAGAAGCGTCTTCGAGGACGCTCAGTACGATAAGGATTTCAAGATTTTTACCCACGAAGGCGTGGACATTCAGAGAGTGGGCTGGGGCCAGGGCATCTACGATATCGGAAACGACATCACGGCCCTCATCAAGCAGATCTTTATCGGTCTGTTCGTTCCACCTGTCATGATGGATGGTGGTGCTGACACCACTTATGCTAATGGAGGCGTGGCTCTGGATGTTTTGAGACAGCGTTATCTGTCATTCAGAAACATGATGTCGCAATGGTTGAAGATCAAGATCTTCGCCCCCATCTCCAAAATACAGGGCTTCTATGACTACTCAGGTGGCGAGAAGCAGCTTATCGTTCCAGAAATCGACTGGAACCATATGTCTCTGTTTGATGCAGGAGACTACATCAACACCCTCATGACTTTGTCGCAGGGCACTGCCGATCAGAAGCGCGTCTCTTTGCAAACCCTGTATCGTTCTTTGGGATTGGAGTTTGAGGACGAAGTGAGAAAGATGCGCAAGGAAAACATTCAGAACGCCATTGCTGAGAAAGAAATTGCAGCTCTGAAGGTTATGGATCTTAACTCCCTACGTGCTTTGGATGACGAGGACGAAATCCCAGAACCAAAGATGGAGCCAGGTCAAGAGCTACCAGTCCCAGGCGAGGTTCCAGGAGGCCCTGGAAGCCCTGGCGGCGGTTTGCCAGATTTGGGCGGATTGCCTGGCGGACCCCCGCCAGCCCTACCGCCACTGGGTGGTCCAGGACCAGGCGGCGGAGCACCACCCCCACCCCCAGCACCACCAGCAGGTGGAGCAGGCCCTGGCCCAGGTGGACCGCCTCCAGGCCCCTAAAGCCAGCCCTCTTGCCAATAAACACGCATACCTCTTAGTCAATAGTTTAGACGACATTGTAGAGGCTTTGCATGGAAAAAACTGCCCAAGAGCGCGGATGGCGCAACGAATTGAGAGAGCTAATCAATAAGCCAGGTGCTTATTTTGAGGGTTTCTTCAAGCCCGAGAAAGATCGCATAATGGCATCTCTGAGTGCCTTGGATGATAAGATCCGTGCCATTTTAACTGGTAAGCAAATTGGGCAAGCTCCTGCACCAGAAGACGGAAGGTCTGCTAAAGACCTCTTGAAGAGCGCTCGTCGAAACTTCAATCGCAGGGAATATGTTCCAGGACTAACCGATTTGGGATTGTTCCATCAAAAGATGGCCGAGATCACACAAGACATTGGAACGTTTCGTGTAGATGTTGACAAGATACACCACAAGTTTTTGTTCCAGGGACTTGACGAACAGCAAAGAGCAAAGCTGCAAAAGTTTCGAGAGTACATGGAAAGAAAAGCCGAGTCTGATGCTCAGGAAATAATCAAAGAGGCCGGCCTCATGGACTTCTTTTACAACACACTGAGCAAACGTGGTTTAGGTTTGGCAGCCTGGGAAAAAGCATATCCAGAGAAGACTAAAAAGCTACGTGAAGGCGGCTTCCGTTTGTTGGATGCTGCTGATGGTTTGCTCGACAAAACAATCGCCTACCTCAAAAAAATGGCCACTGCCCGTGCCATCCGTAGGCCAGATGATTACCTAGATGCTGTTGCCAAAATCAAATCTGAGTTTGACAGGTTTGATAGTGGCGGTAAGGGTTTCAGAGCCTACTACAACGAAGTCGTCACTCCCATCCTTGCAGACTACAAACCAGAAGAGGAAGCAAAGGTAGCACCAGTTCAACCTCCCGCTCCACCAACGGGTCAAGCGGAGCCTCCTCCAAGCCCACCATCTCCACCGACCCCGCCATCTTCTCCGACTACTCCAACCACTCCATCGATGGGTGGCCCCCCTGGAGCGTTGCCGCCTTTGGCTCCACCTCCGCCTGACACCGAAAAATCTCTCCCTCCAACAATGGAACCCGCCAAAAAATTCAGGATAGCGCACGAGGATTTCTACAAGTCATTGGAAGCTATGTCTGAGGAAGACCCTCGCATTCTGGTCGGATACATTTCCAAGTACGCCGCCTCCATTCAGAGACAAGACCCAGACACCGCCATTAGATTGTTCGAGCTAGTTCGACAAATCAAAGGATAAGGTTTGACATGGGTAAAAAAGTTCAACGTGTAAAAACTCCCGTTTCAGAGACTCAGATGGCTAGCGCCATCATGCAGGCTTGGGAGGAGATGTTTGGGCACACCCCCACCAAGGAGCAAGTGAATTTGGTGCTGGCCCAAAATGCGTTGGAAACTGGCAACAGAAATAGCATGTGGAACTTCAATGTTGGCAACATTACCACCAATGGCCAATGCTCATTCGACTACATTGATGACTTGGTGCCACACCTAAAGTTCCGTGCCTATCGCAACTTAGAAGATGGCACTAAGGACTACCTCAAACTACTAAGCGGCAAAAACTACTCACAAGCCTGGCAACACATTATCCACCCAGACCCAGTCCAATTTTCCAAGGCTTTGGGGCGTGCAGGATATTACGGCGACTACGACAAGTATGAGCCGGCCTACACCAAGGCTATGAGTGGACTTTACAATCGACTGTCCAAGTCTCACAGCTATGAGGAAGCTAGAGCCCAAAAGGATACCACGAAGCCACTCGCCACCACTCAAACCCCTGCCCCCGCTCAGGTTGAGAGCATCCTCGACAAGTATCTGTCCATGCTGTCTAGCGCTTCCGATTTCTCCCTGAAAAAGCTGTATCGCTACGCCCTTCCTAATCATGATATCTTGATCCGGGTGCAAGCCCCCACTTACACTGACGCCATCGAATTTTCGCGTGTGCTATGCGCCGCTTTGGAAGAAGACCTATTAGCCACTGCCTATACGTATACGGACGGACAT